GCAGGGGATGGAGAATTACCCAGCAGTTTCAGTCAGGCCGAGAACCCTTTTAATGGACTTAGGCTCTCCGAATTCGAAAACAGGGAAGTAAATAAGACAATGGAAGAATGTACTGACGGCTTTTGTCCGATGCCTACTGCTGCACCAGTAGATAATAATTTACACTTCTTCGATCCAGTGGAGAAGCCAATCCACTACGCAGCAAGTTCTGTAGAGTGTATAGATGCGATAGAAGCTCAACTGACACCAGAAGAGTTCCGTGGTTATTTAAAAGGTAATGTAGCCAAATACATGTGGCGTGAACGACACAAAGGAGGAATAGAATCCTTAAAGAAAGCTAAATGGTATTTATCTAGACTAATTGGATTAAATGGCTAAAGGTTCATCATCATCATCTTCATCATCATGAAACTCTTTAGTTTTAGATAGAAGATCTAACAATTCGATATCCGTCGGAACATCGAAATCGATATCAACATTTTCTTCTGCCATAAGAGACTTCAGAGCATGCCACTCCATTAGACGCTGGTGATATAAGCTCAACAAAGCTAAGTAAAGCTGATCCCAGGTCATCTCAGTGGCTCTCATCTCAGCTTTCCGCATGGAAAACTGTAGCTCTAACGGAAGTTGAAATGCTTTTGGCTCAACTGAATTTTCCATTA